CCACAAAAAAGCTAACTTTCGCTCATTAACTCAACGACTTATTCGACAAAATGAGCAGACCATCCTCGGCGGCGCTGGCGGTAGTGCAGATGCCGTCGCGCCCACGCGAGCAGCCGACAGATTTGCCAGCGGCTCAGGCCCAGGTTTGGGACGAGATCGTCGGCAAGATGCCACCGGGGCATTTCACGCCAGCCGACGACGCGCTGCTGCTGACGTTCGTCCAGGTCACGGTCAGGTTGCGCGAGGCTGAGCGGCAGATCGGCAAGCGGATGATGGTCAAGGGCAAGATGTCGCCTTGGCTGGTAGCCTTTGAGAAGCTCAGCCGCATGCAGACGGCACTGGCCCGGGCGTTGCGCATTGCGACGAATGCGCGGGTCGACCCGACCAAGGCGGGCAAGCTGGCGCGCGGTAAGCCTCAGGGCCAGCCGGGTCCGTGGAAGGAAACGCGCTGAGCGCCGCAGCGCCCAAGCGCCGCCGCAAAGCGACCGCCCAGGTCAGCCGCGGGGAGCGAAACGCGCGCTGGATCGAGAAGTACTGCCACGTCCCGGAGGGCCAGTTCGTCGGCCAGCCGATCGTGATGCGGACGTGGCAACGCCAGATCCTTTACGGCATCTACGACAGCCCGACGCGCACCGCGATCGTCTCGTTCGGGCGCAAGAACGCTAAGACGACGCTGGCCGCGCTGCTCGTGCTGCTGCATCTCGTCGGCCCCGAGGCGAAGGCAAATTCTCAGCTGTACTCGGCGGCGCAGTCGCGCGACCAGGCCGGCGTCCTGTTCAAGCTTGCCGCCAAGTGCGTGCGCCTGAGCCCCGGCCTGTCACCGTACGTTCGCATCGGAGACACCGCCAAAACGCTCAGCTGCGAGCAACTTGGGACCTCTTACCGCGCGTTATCGGCCGATGCGAGCACGAACCTTGGCCTTTCGACGGCGTTCGTTGTCCATGACGAACTAGGTCAGGTGCGCGGCCCCAAATCGGAGCTGTTCGAGGCGCTGGAGACGGCTGCGGGCGCCTACGACGATCCGCTGTCGGTCATCATTTCGACCCAGGCGCCCACCGACGCCGACCTGCTGTCGCTACTGATCGACGAGGCGGCGCGCGGCGAGGACCCGGAGACGAAGCTTTTCCTGTACACGGCGCCGGTCGAGCTCGATCCGTTCTCGGAACAGGCGCAGCGGGCCGCCAATCCGGCCTTCGGCGACTTTCTGAGCGCCGCCGAGGTCGGCCGTCAGGCGAAAAAGGCCAAGTCGATGCCATCGCGCGAGTCGGCCTATCGCAACCTGATCCTGAATCAGCGCGTCTCGCCCTCGACGCCGTTCATCCCGCGCCAAATCTGGGCCGATTGCGCCGGCGCGGCCGACCTCACCGTGTTTTCCCGCGCGCCCGTGTGGCTCGCCCTCGACCTTTCGGCCCGCAGCGACCTGACCGCTCTGGGCGGCGTGGTGGAGGACCCCGACGACGGCGTTTTCCACGCCCACGTTGAGTTTTTCGCTCCCCTGGACCGCATCGACGAGCGTTCCAAGCGCGATCGGGCGCCCTACGACGTGTGGGCGCGCAACGGCCTCATCACCGCGACACCCGGCGCGTCGGTCGACTACGACCTGGTCGCCGAGCGCCTGTGCGAGCTGTGCGATGAATGGGACGTGGTCGGGATCGCCTTCGATCGCTGGCGGATCGACGTTCTGAGGGCGGCGCTGAAGCGCCTTGAGCGCGAGTTGCCGCTCATCGAGTACGGGCAGGGCTTTCGCGACATGTCGCCCGGCTTGGATGCCCTGGAGTCGGCGCTGGTCAACAAGAAGTTGCGGCACGGCGCGCACCCCGTGCTGACCTGGTGCGCCGCCAACGCGATCGCGGTGCGCGACCCGGCCGACAATCGCAAACTCGACAAGGCGAAATCGACGGGCCGCATCGACGGGATCGTGACGCTTGCGATGGCGATGGGAGCTGCGGCGAAGGCCAAGGCGGGTGAAGGCCGGCCGGCAGGGCCGAGCGTGTACGAGGGGCGCGGGGTGCTGACCGTATGAACCCGCTGCGCAGCCTGATGCGCTGGGCCTTCAAAAGCGTCGGGCCCGACTGGGGCACCCTTGAGCGGTATCTGGCCTGGGCATTCGGGGGAGGCGCGTCATCGTCAGGGGTAGTAATTAACCCGCAGACGGCCCTCCAGCAGTCCGCCGTCTACGCCTGCATCAAGGTGCTGGCCGAATCGATCGCGATGCTGCCGTGCCTGCTATACCGAAAGGGCGCCGATGGCAAGTCGCGCGAGCTCGCCGAGGACCACCCGCTCTATCCGCTGCTCAAGTACCAGCCCAACGACTGGCAGACCTCGGTCGAGTTCTGGGAGATGCAGGTCGCGAGCTTGAACCTGCGCGGCAACTCCTACGCCTGGATCAACCGGGCCGACAGCGGGCGCGTGGTCGAGCTGCTGCCGCTGCATCCGGATATGGTCAACGTCGAAATGCTGCCCGGATTTCAGCTCAAGTACCGCGTCACGATGCCGGACGGCACGTTCCAGGCCCTCGGACCTGGCGAGCTGCTGCACATTCGGGGCCTCACCCTGAACGGATGGCTTGGCATTTCGCCGATCGCCTACGCACGCGAGTCGATCGGGCTGGCCCTGGCTGCGGAGAAGTTCGGCGGGCAACTGTTCCGCAACGGCGCCAAGATGAGCGGCGCGCTGCAGCATCCGGGCAGGCTGAGCGAGGACGCGCACAAGCGCCTGAAGGCCTCGTTCGATCTGTCGCTCTCGGGCGAGCACGCACACGAGACGGCGATCCTCGAGGAGGGGATGAAGTACGAGAAGATTTCGATGACCGCGGAAGATTCACAGTTCCTCGAAACGCGCAAGTACCAGCGCAGCGAGATCGCCGCGATCTTCCGCGTGCCGCCTCACCTGATCGCCGACCTGGAGAAGGCGACATTCGCCAACATCGAGCAGCAGGCGCTCGAATTCGTCAGCTGGTCGCTGATGCCGTGGCTGAACCGCATCAGCCTGGCCGTTCGTCGTGATCTGATCGACCCCAGCGAGCGCGACGGCCTCTCGGTGCGGCATAACGTGTTTCCGCTGCTACGGGGCGACGCGAAGGCGCGCAGCGACTACTACCACAACGGAATCCTGGATGGCTGGCTCACGCGCAACGAGGCGCGCGGCGTCGAAAGCGATCTTGGCATCGTCCTGAACCCGCTCGAGGGCCTGGACACGCCTCTAGCGCCTCTGAACATGACGCCGGCCGACACGGGCGTGCCAGTGGCGCCCGCAGCTCCCACGCCGCCCGCCAAGCCGGCTCCTCCCCTTCGCGCCGTCAGCGCATAGGACGAAATCATGGCCGTAGAGCTCAACAGCGCAGGCGAAACCCACGCCCGCTCCCTCATCGCCTCCGGCAAGATCGACCGCACCTCGGGCTGGTCGATGAGCGCTGACGACGAAAATGCGATCCTGGGCACCGACAACTGGACCGCCTACGCCTCGTGGCATCTGGGGATCGACCGCGGCGCGGCCGCCAACACCAAGGCGCGGTACCGGTACCCGTTCGGCAAGGGCGGCAAGGTCTACCGCTCAGCGCTGACCGCAATCCGCCAGCGCGCCGGCCAGCAAGGGGCGAGTGCGATCTTCGCCGCAGCTGGGCGGCTGTTAAACCAGGTAGACGGCAAGCCGAAGGGCGCCGCGACGGATGATGTCGAAATCACGAAACGGCGCCTCAACTTCGAGTACAAGTTCGCGGAGGGCGCAAACGCCGAAGCCAAAGGCACCTTCGAGGGCTACGGCTCCGTGTTCAACGTGAAGGACGACATGGGCGACGTGATCGTACCGGGCGCCTTCAGGGCCTCCCTCGCCGAGTACGACGCGAACGGCAAAACCCCGTCGATGCTTCTCAATCATGGCGGCCAGGGCGGATTTTTCAGCTCTCCCTCGGCCATCGACATGCTGCCTATCGGCAAGTGGTCGTCGGTAAAAGAGGATTCGGTCGGCTTGGAGTGCAAGGGCAAGCTCATCGGCCTCGATACCGAGCGCGGCAAGATGGTTTACGGCGCGATGAAGGAGAACGCCCTGGAGGGCCTCTCGATCGGCTACCAGGCGAAGGACTTTGTAAGGGGCGTCAACGCAAACGAGCCGCGGCGGACGCTAAAGCAGGTGCACCTACTCGAGATATCCCCCGTGACGTTCCCTGC